AGTTGCCGCCCCTGTTCCACGAGTTTTCATGGTTTGGGTATTAGGAACCTCATTGGGGTATCCAGATGACGGAGTGACCGGGTAAACCTTGGGTTGTGTGTACTTGCCAATTGGTTTTGCCGTAGTGGCTGGCATGTAGTTAAACTTATCGGTATCCATAGCTATTCCTAAGTAATTGATATTGTTACAGTTCCAACGCTACCCGTAGCTTTTAAACTACTGGGTGTTAATCCTTGATCATCGCCCATACCCACAGGGTTCCATCCCCATTGAATATCTCGACTTCCTATCTGATTGTTGCCGGACACATCATAAGAGGTGTCGGTTCTTGGATTGCGTACTGCTTGCGGATCATCAATCGGGTACATCCCAAGTTGCAATTGCGGTTGATCCGGTTCCCAGCATTCTGGACATACAAGAATGTTAACTTGCTTGGTTTTAATTACAAGCTTTTTTAGCTCCTTCAGTTGATACTGGAAGCCGCAACGATCACAAATGGCAATCGAATATTTGCCTGATGCGAATCTATTACTCATGGCTATCCAAGAAACTGTTGTTGCGGAACAATCCTAATTGAAGCTTTTTCTCTGTCCTCCGCTGTTGCAAATTGCCACTGTTGATCGTATTCCTGTTTTAATGCCGCTACCCGTGCTTCTGCTCCAGGTATCTTGGCTGATAAATAATAGGCCAGCCCAGCAATCAAACAGTTGTAAAAGCGGAACGGAATGGCTTGGGTATTAACCCCACTACCAGCATCGTCAATCCGCTTTAAACGCCAATAAACGAAGGTGTACTGGCTTCCTGGTGAGTTAGGCGTGGGCCATACGTTGATCTGTGGATAATCCACTCCAGAGGGCGTGGTGGCTCCAGATTTACGATCTATCCATACCTGAATCGGTTGGCCTGTTGCGTTCTTGTCCGGGATGGTGGCGTAGGTAGAAACACTAATACGGGTGATGCTAATGTCTTGTTGATTCGATCCAGATCCGGTCCGAATGACATGCTCCAGCAGATCAATGGTATCGACAGGCAAGTCATAGGTTGCTTGCCCAGTCACCATCGGAATACTGCCCTCTTCAATCGTCCACAGGTTAATCCCTCGATTTGCCCACTCAATGGTTAACAAATTAAGAGACCGCCGTGCAGTACGGAAGTGATAACCCGTCCTGGCCTCGGAGCCGCAACGCTCAAAGGCCTCTTCGATAATCTCGTTGAGATCCGGGGTAAAGGTGGCGGTGGCAGTCGTTGTCATTTCATCTTCTTAAGGGTTTGAGCAAGCCTTGCCCGTTGACCTAATTTTCCTGGCTTTTTAGCCGCCGCCGCAAGCTTTTTAGCGGGGATCTTTTCGCCCTTCTTAACGCCAAGCGACTTCTTTAAAGCACCGGGCTTTTTAATTGCCTCTTGAATCCACTTGGTTGAGCCGCCCTTTTTCATAAATCCCATCTTATTGCGTACATCCGTTGGGAGTTTTGCCAAGCCAGGGTTCTCTTCTTTGTTTACCGATTTAAGTGCCATTATCGATGCCTCGCTGTTTTCTTTGCAATTCTCTTAGGTTGGGCGACGAACTGCTTACCCGAAGCTTTACCAGCCCGTTTTGCCCTTGTAGTAGCCGCATATTCGGCGGAGGACAAAGATTTAATAGCTGACTCTGGTAAATAACGCTCACCAGTAGCTCCCGGACCTTGGGTTGAGGGCTTTCCACTTTTAGTCCTCCACTTTTGTTTGGTCCAGTCTTTTAGGCTTTTCTGGGGAGCTTTCATTAGCCGCCTTTTCCTGTGATTGGTCGAGGCGCTCCCTTGCCGCCCATCGATTGAAACTGCTGGGGAGCTTGCTGTTGATAAGCGCCTTTACCGCCAATGGATGATGGGAAGCCTACCGGCTGAAAGCCTTGAGTAATCGGTGCAATATTGACCGGCGCTCCAATGTAATTCACGCCCGAAGCGGTTGGGGTCTGGTAATACTGCTGTCCAGCCAAGTTCATTGAAGCCGATACATTCGGTTTGGTTAAAGGAACATAGCCTTGGTTGCGTGTAAACGGGGTTAGGTTAGACGGGAGGTTTTGAGCCACATAATCTGCCAAGGGATTTGCACCGTACCGTGGTGTAAACGCCCTATTCTTGGTTGCCAAATACTCGCCCATCTGCTCGGGATTAAGCGTTCCAACATTTCGAGACAATTCTTGAATCTCTTGTTGGGTGGGGTCTCGCCCCATCAATGTGCGAAACGCATCTGGTATTCGAGAAGTTACCTCTTGCCCGCCGCCAGCAAGAAATTTTCGGCGCATTTCATCGTCGATAACTGTTGGGTTGCCAAACTGTTCTTGGTAGTAACGATACCCAGCAGCATCAGGATCTCTTCCAAGCTCATCCCTATAAAGCTGAAAGAGAGGATCTTGCCTTTGACGCAAACCAGGAAGCGTCTCTTTTTGAAAGATCTGGTCCATAAACCCGGTTTTTTCTTCGGCGCTTACATCTCCGCCTAATTCTTTACGGGTTGCACGATACTCATCAAAGGTAGGCTCTCTGCCCGTTGTTTCTTTGTACAGGTTTAAGATTGGATCGTCTCTACCTTGTATTTCTTGTTGCGAACGTTCAAAAAAGATCTTTTCTTCACTAGGGTCAATTTTTGCACCAAAATCTCTTCTGTAAGCAGACAGCTCCTCTGGCCTTGGCTCCCGTCCTAACACATCCCAAAAAAGATCTTTAATAGAATCATTAAATGACTTTCCAGTCTCTTTAGGAGGTCCGTAAATCGGATTGCCCTCGTTGTCATAATCAATGATCTCATTCATGATCAATCCTTGTAGCCGCCGCCGGCTTTCTTGTACTGCATTGCTAACATCTGGGCTTTACGAGCCGACCATTGACCTGGAGCGCCGCCCTTGCCGCCAGCTTTGATCTTGTTGAAAAGACTTTTCCGCATCCCCGGCTTGGTGTAATTACCAGCCTCGTTGACTCGGGAAGTCGAGCCACCGTTCTTCATCTTGGGGGTCTTGGATGAGCGCACTGCGCCCATCCCTCGGCTTGACATCATCAGACCGTCTTCCCTTTGGTCTTGACATTGGAAATGCCATCACCACGAGTCACGCCGCCACCGGCTTGCATCTTCTTGGTCATGCCACCGCCTGCCATCATTTTCTTCGTCATGCCGCCGCCAGCCATCATCTTTTTGGTCATGCCGCCTTTCTGCATACCCATTTTTTTATCTTCTTCTTTCTGCATCTCGGCTTTTGCCATGCCACGGCCCATGCGACCCATCATCTCGCCTTCTTTCATCATGCCGCCAGCCTGATAGCCCTTCTTCATCATGCCGCCGCCAGCTTTCATCTTTGACTTCATCATTTCAATTACTCCTTGTACAGGTTGTTAAATGTCGCCTCGGGGTCCATGTATGAATCATCCTGCTCTGCACAATGAATCCATTGGCTTGGTCTAAAATCCGGTGGGCCTTCGCCAGTTACCCAGTAGGCTGGGCTTGTGACTCGAACCCGGTTGTTTGGTAATGCCACAATGTTTCCCGTCCACTTGCCTGCATCGGTCAGTATCAGAACGTGACTTTGTTTATGCTGAGAGGGGTCTTCCGACACATCGCTTTCAGCATAATCCACGGTGAACAAATACCGCCCGGTGTAAAACTCGCCATCAATCTTGCATAGCCACGGCGAAGGCATTGCACGTTGTAATTTAACAACAGTGTGATTGTATGAATTGCAGTCCCAAGGCTGTGCCAGATGTGTCGGCATACGCTCGGGCCATTGTTCAAGCGGGATGTCACCCACCAAAGCGGTAATAGGCATTCTTGCCCACATGGCCCCACCATGAACATTCTCTTGACTGCCGTCATCCGCCTCGCACCCTGTGAAGGCGATTTGGAATCCCAGGCATCGGTCTGGAATGGTCGTGACGGCAATCGCAAGTCCGTGGATGTATTCGCCGTGGTAGTTCTGATGCCCATTTGTAAACTCTTTTCTAACCCAACATTTGAAATAAGGAATGTTGCTTGTTAAGTACATTAGACAAATCGTCCTTTTGTTTTGCCTTTGATGGCAATACCATCGGCCCGTTTAGAAGCCGAGGACACACTTTTCTTTTTAACTGCGCCACCCTTTTTCATTCCACGAGTTTCACGACGTTCGCCAGCCGCCGCTTCCCTGGCTTCTTGATCAGCATAATCCAAATATTTTTTAGGTACCGGACCATCACCTTCTAAAACAAAATCCCTAATAAAATCACGCCGAGCAGTTCTTGGTATTGGCCTTTCGGTAGATCCGGGCTTAGGGTCGATGTATTTTTTAGGAAGATCCACTTCTAGTTCAGCATCCTTAAGAAGCTGTTCTTTAGTCATACCCTTTTTCTTTTTGTCAGCCATGATTAGATAATCCTTCCCTTGGTGAAGCCCTTCTTAGCGATACCGTCACCACGATGATGCTTGGTCTTCTTCTTGACCTTGCCGCCTTTTTTCATTTTCTTAACATTCTCTTCGCCCATCTCTGCGGCTCGTGCAAGGGTTCCTAAAAGAGAACTACCCATGCCAGCACGATCAGTAAGATCGGTAAGGGGTCGATTAGCTTCAATGCGGTCTCCCATCATTTGGCTTCTTTGATTCTGTCGTCCGATAACCATCATTGTTTCCTTGTAGCAAGCGCATCAATTTTGTCTTCTAGCCGTTTAAACCCATGATCAAAATGCTCTCGAATTGTTTCCAAATCGGCTCGAACTTCGGCTCGGGTGATATGGTCACGGGCAACCTCTTCCCTGGTACGGTTCAGCAAGATGCTTAACCTTTGCAGTTCGTCAAATTTGCCTTTAAGCATAAAGGCCATAACAGCCACCCCGGCACTGAGGATGACGTTCCATAGCATCATCTCCATTTACCATTTCACCTTATCTGCCCAGTAGGCTGCTGACATTTTTCCCTTGGCGATATTCTTGCCATGTCTTGCCTTAAAGCTCCGCCTCTTGGCTTTCATGCGCTCAGATTCACCGGACTTGGGTTTGCCAGCCGTACCAGAAACAGTTCCCACCTTTTTGCCCTGTTGACCAAAACGAATGATCTTCTCCTTGCCACCCTCACAAGCCTTAACAATGTGAGACTTCTTTGGGTGGTTAGGAGTAGCCCTTGGCTTGTTGCAAGCCATTGACTTCTTGGAGACAGGTTTCGTAGCCATAGTTATCCACAGATAAGTGTGATCGAAGTCACATTCGTGTTAGATACCACTGCAAAATCTTTGGTTGAACTGTTGGTGGTTAACACTCCTTCAGCCGCCATATACAAACTGTTGACAACAGTGTTATTGGCTGGAGTATCAATGTCCAAAATAGGCAGTGTCGTGCTATCTGGCGTGACGGTAATGTTTCCAGCATTGGCACTGGCAAGGTAATACAAACCCTTCACCCGGCAACGGGGCAACGCTAGATTGCCGCCATACCCAATACTGACATCACCAGTAGTGTTGGCATTAATTGAAACGGATTCAACAGATGAAAAATATGTCGTGGAATAGGCGGTATCGCCATCCAATCCAACCACTGTTTCAGATACCGTCGTGCCGCCAATGTCGCCAACCTTTGTCCCAGTAATGGTAAACCCTACCCCAGTTTCATCGCCAGCGGAGGTAATGGATACTTTATATCCATACCCGTTGCGACCTGGGACGGTGTTTGACAAAGGTAGCAATAACGGCAGAGTACCCGCATAAGTGTCTGTAGCGACATAAAAATCAGCATCTGAACCGACTTTTACGGACCAAACATCGTATTGCATGGCAACCTCCTGTTAGGCGGCTACGACAGCAACGCCAGTAATCAGATCAATGTTTGCGCTTCCGTTGGAAAATACAAGCGTATTTCCAGAAGTGGTTCCAGAGACATAATAAATCGTACCGGCATTACCAGCGGCGGCTGATGGCAAAGATCCAACTGCGATAACTGCAAGTTGAACGGTATCTCCGACAACATCACCTGTGACATTGCCAGTAAGCGTACCAATAAATCCGTTAGTGGAAGTCACTGGACCGGAAAAGGTCGTTGAGGCCATTTGAGGCTCCTTTCGTGTAGTAGCACATTCCCACACCGTCTCTACTATGTCTGCTAGGTCAGTCTGTGTGGGTCCAAAATCCTAGTTATTGATAGTTTAAACGACTTACATAAAAAAAGGGAGCCTTTCGACTCCCTTTTTTGCCCGTCTTAGGCGGCCCCAGGAGAGCCAAACATACCCAGAGGATCGGACCAGCCGAAGCTGTAACGCTCACGAGCTTTGTATCGGACGTTGCCGGTATCAAAGTCGCCGTCCATCGAGGTATTCAGAGCGGTACGCACAAAGTGCTTCAGGCCGTTAGGAACATCCGTGCGGATGAACCATGCGTCCGTGTCCGTCAAATAATGGTTGACGGTGTACAACTCTGGGATTGCGCCCATTGAACGAATGGCGTTGGTATCGTTGTCAGCCGTTGCAGTACGGAGTTCCGTATCTAGCAAGCGAGTAGCAACGAATTGCAACGCAGGAGGAACAATCAGCTTGCGGGGTTTAGCCGCAATCAGAAGTCCACGCTCGTCAGTCCAAGCAGCGATTTGAATGATTGCCGCCTCAAGGGAAGCTTCATTCAGGTCGGCAGGGGTGTTAGGCTCGTTGGAGTTCGTGCCGCCGGACACCAAGGGGTGAGCGGTAGAGAACAGTTCAACGCCATCACCGCCAGCATAAGCCGAGTCAAATCCGTTGTTCAGGACATTGGCGGCTTTAACTTGCTTGGTGTTAGCCATAGAACGGGCCAAGGCCTTGGTGTAACGAGCCGAGAGAGAGTCATAGAGGTTGTCCTCAATGGCCTCTTCGGTAATCGCAAAACCGAGAGCAATGGTCTCATGGTTATAACGAGCGGTCCAAGCCTCTTGGGCATTGTCATAAGCAATTGCCGCACCTTCGGACTTAACCGGAGCCGCACCAAAGCCTGAGAGCTTGGTTTCCTCTTCAAAAGAACGCTCGGAATTTTCGGTCTCGAAAATCGCCTTATGCTCTTCTTCGTACTTTTTATACTCCAAACCAAACAGGGCGTTTAAACCTGGAAGGAGTTCTTTTAGCTGTTGGGAACGTGAAATAGCCATTTTTTAACTCCTTACACGCCGAGTGAGTTGGTGTATGAATGAACACCTACATTGAGCTTAACAATAAACTCTGGGTAGGTATCCGTCTGAGTGCCATCCACGACATCAACAATGCGAACTGCCAAAGTTGAAGTTGCGGCAAGCGACCCGCCGTTTGTGCCAACAACAAGGTTCATGCCCGACTTGCCAGTCTTTGTATTACCGGCTGTGCCAAAACCAAGTGCCGCATTTTTGCCGATTGCACCAGGCCAGCCCGATCCATCGGTTCCGCTGTTGAACGTGCCAAGTGCGGCGGTTCCTTGAATTTGGAACAGCGCATCAGGATCGTCCATAACTCGGACATACACATCGGTGTAGCCAGCGGTGATGCTGTTGGCAGGCAGATAGTTTGCATACTGGGAAACGCCAGTTGCATCGACGTAACGAGCGCCAACGCAGACACCAACGATACCAGCGGTTGCATCCGCCGAGGTTGCAGGGATTTTAATGGCGGTTGGTGTTACTGAAACAGCAGAGGGAAGACCCGCACTGCTCAGAGCAACCAAATCACCATTAAAGATAGCGGCAGAGTTATTAGAAGCTACTTTGAACTCCCGGATAACACCACCATTAAAAGCCTGTCCACCAATCAGATTGATTGGGTTAAGGCCTGAAGGGGAGGCAACTGAGGCCATATCCTACTCCTTAAAGGTTTACCCTCTTGTCCCACGGCTAGTGGTCGATTTACGCTCACTAAACATAGGCATACGAGGATCGTTTTCTCTCATAAGGTTATTGTCCACCGCCGACGCTTGATCTGATGTCATTTTGCGATAGTACTGATTCCGCTGATCAACAAGATCTTGTGCCGATTTGTGAAGCATTAACCCACCAATTTCAACATTGCCGGAATTTTTTCCGTAAGTCTGTAGCTCTGGGTGGTCTTCTAGCCTAACTGGCTCCCATCCCTGAGATCTTTTTTGAGCGACATTACGATCATCGGGTTCGTTCATTAAGGATGTACGAATCCATCGATAAGCATAATCAGGCTCTTTTACTGGGTTAGGCAATAAACTCGGAGGAGTCCACTTCCTAACTGAATTTTGGCGTGTTTCGAGTTCACGAGGTGTGCGATTAGACATTTCCTTGCTCCTTTAATTTCATCATTTGTTCAGCATATTCTTTCAATGGGACATTAAGCCTTTGAGCCGTAGCAATGGCTGTTCGACTTAATTTAACCTTTGTTGAACCTGTTGACCGTGAAGCCGGAGCAACGACATTTGCGGGTTTTCTCTGCCCGAATTCTGGTCGATTAGGAAACTCATCTCTCATGCGAGCATCAATTCGCTCGAAATACTCCCTCGAACCAGCGGTATAACCTTCCTTCAATAATTCTTGATGTACACCTAATGCGGCATTGCGTAACATCAGATTGCTTTCAAACCAAGGATTCTTGGCGACCCAATCTTGTGTACGCTGATCCGGTACAACTTCAGGCATTCTTGCATTATTTTGGGGTGCTTGTAAAGGGGGTTGTTGAGGTGCTTGTACATACCTTGGCTGATAGTTGGTTACATCCCTCTGTTCAACCGTGTACTGAGCAAGCTTCTTCTGTGCGGATAGCATTTTCTCGCTATCCCCAGTCTCATACGCCTCCTTGTAATCTCGTTCCGCTTCTGCGATACGGGCGTTAATCCTGTCCTTATGACTTTCAAGAAGAATATTTTCTCCCCTTGAGAGTTGTTCTTGGTACAGGCGATTTTGTTCAACCAGAGCTTGGGCATAACGTAACGCTTCTTCTTTTTCCCGCTGGTAGTTTTCTTTTTCCCTGCGGAAATCATGCATTTTCTTGGAAAGCTGACGTATCCGCTTTTGGACATTTTGTCCGTAGGTTGATATTTCGTCCTCTGGAATATCAAACTCACCTGTCGGTTCACGGTTACGATCCTCTTCTGGAGTGTCGTCGTAAACCTCAATATCATCATTTTCTGCTTTAGATGCTTGGACTTCTTGGACGGTATCGTCTTCGATTTCCACTTCAAACTTATCTTGTTCTTCAGCCATTTTGGCCTCCTTATGCTCGGGTAATTACACGGGGATCAGGAACAACTGCCTCCACCATGTCATCGTTAATTAACCGGAACTCTTGCTCCGCCTCTTCATTTGCTACCTTGAAACGGGTTCCCGAATACGCCCTCATTAATACAAAATCACCTTCCTCACACCATGCTCCGTCAGGAAACTTCTCTTGATCTTTAAAAGCGAGCGACCCCATCTTTAAAACCAGCCCTACAACAGTGGCGGTTTCTTCCTTTTTCAGGATGTGATCAGGTCGAACAATGCTGGAATTATTAAACTTTTCATCCAGTTTTGGTATTGCAATCAACAACTTATACCCTTTTGGTACGGGTAGTTTGTCTTCAGTCATCAGGTAGATCCTCCAGTATGCGAATGACTCGTTGAAGCCCCCTGATTTCTCCCACCCGTTCCCGATACTCCGGGTACTCCTGTGCTGGCTGAAACGCTATGGAATCCGCCAGGATTCGTTGCTCATTTCTGATTTCTTTGATTAGCCATTCCTTGAATTCCAAGACGAACTCCTTCTGTCATTTGCTTGCCCTCAAATTCTTGCCGTCGGAGCATGATGTCCTTCTCCTTATCGGCAGCTTTGATAGCAAGGGATGCGCCAGCAATCTCTGCTTGCGAGTCAATGCGCTTGTTTTCCCGCTCATTTCGAGCCAATTCAACCTGGGTTTTAAGCGCCAATTCTGCTTCTTCAATGGCCTTCTTATGCTGGAATTCCGCCTGTTTAAGCTGGAGTTCGGCCTGTTGCATCTGAACGATGGGGTCTTGCGCCTGTTGTTGCGTCTGCTCTTGTTGAGCAATGCCCTTGTCTTTCTGGAGCAATTTGTCTGAGGCTTGGGCAATAAGGCGTGAAAGCTCGACTTCGACATCTTCTGGAAGCTGGTCGTCCTCTGGAGGAAGGGCAACACCCAGCATCTTCTCGATCTCGACTCGGTATTGGAAGGCCATGTGTTCGGCAATGTGGGCCTGCATGGCGGCTTGCAATGCGGCGGCATTGGGGCTTTGACCCACCATCTTCTGGATCAAAGGATCTTGCACAAGGTTCATGTGAGTCTGTATATGGGCCTTGTGATCTTGATAGAGAAAAGCTTTTACGGGCTTGCTCTTCAGAATTGCCATGTTTTCGCTGACAGGATCTTCAGGCTTGAAGTCATCCTCCAGCGGAATGATCTTGTCCACGTTCTTGATGCCCAGAACTTCCAGCATTTGGCGGTGGAGAAGCGGTAGATCGTACAGATCGGGTGCGCCTTGGGCCAATTGAAGTGCCGCCTGGTACTGAACCACCCGCTGGGCCATTGTGGTGGCGTTGGGATCGGACACGGGGATCACATCCACCAGGTCATAGTCCTCCATCTTGGCAAATCGAGTGCCTTCAACGGTGTAGTTGTAGATGGGAGGGGTGTAATCCCGGATGATTTTGGCTAAAAGCTTGAATTCATGGCGCATTGCCACATGAACACGGGCATGAACCGCCGATTGGACCTTCAATGTCCTCTCAAGGATCGCCAATGTGGTTCCGACCGGGGTTTGGCCCGACATATCGGCGATTTTCAGGTCGGCAATTGAGGCAAACTTGCGGCCTTCTTCCACAATGGTGTTTAAAAGCTGGTAGAGAGTCCCAGACGGCTCTTTGTACGGCAGTGGGATGATGGAATCTTTCAGGCTCATGCCTGTTACATCCACATCTCGCCACTCGCCTGGGGCAATTGGGGTGTCATCACCCTTGACCCGGAGGTCTTTGCTCTTGAATCCGCCCGGTAAATTGGACAAAGTACCCGCATCGACCAGTTGGCGGAGGATGGAAGTGGCAGATTCAGCGAATCCGCCCACCAAATGGATCAGTCCGAAGCCATAAAAGCCATAGCCAGGGATGTACATGTAGTGAACAAAGTGCATCCTACGCTGTTTAAACTTGTCATCCTCTAGGTAATTACGGCGGATTGCCAGAATTTCGCCTGTGGATAACATGGTAATAACGTAAGGCAGAGCAATCTGAGTGGTATTGCCATCCTTCTTGTCCTCATAGCCGGGGAGATCGTACTCACAATGGCACTCATAGATGGTGTAACGCTCATCTTTGATGGCGTTGACCCCGGTTTCTTCGTTCTGCCGCCTCTCAATTTCGGTCTTAACCTCTTGAGGATCGGGCAGATCCACATCCATGTAGAAGCCTTGGGCCATAAGCTTGCGAATTTCGTTCTCAGTTTTTCGCAAACGGTGGGTAATTCGAGGTGAGGACTGAAGATCGGATGCGCCATAAGGAACAATCATGTCCTCGGCTGGCACAAACATCGCCACTTGCCTGTTTAAACTGGGATCGAAGTAAACCTTTTTGAAGGCTGACCCGGTAATCGGTAGCGACCAAAGAAGTTTTTCATGCTCGGAGCGGTATTCCGGCATTTTCTCGGTCAATTGATAGTTCATATCTTCTTGAACTCGGGAGGCCGCATCCTGTTTTTCCCTGTTCATTTTTCCAATAATCTGGGTTTTAACAGGCCCAGAAGCCGGGAATGTCGCCAGAATGGTCTCGGATTGGAACTTGACCACCGCCTCGGAGAGGATCGGATGGTAAACCCCACAAGCGCCATCCCAAGGCTCCGTCCTTTCTTCCAGCTTTAAACCTAATAACCGAATGCCATCCGCATAGGTTTTTTCCCATTCTTTTCTGGAATCCAAATCAATTCGGATGTTTTCTAAAACATCATCAGCCACCTTGAGAAGCTCATCATCGTCCATCTCTTCAGCAAGGTTTTCCTCAAAGGTTGGCTCTTTGATTTCAATCTCAACTTCAATACCGTCCTCGCCTTCTTCTGCCTCAATCTCAATTTCAATGGCAGGCATATTTGGATCGATCTGGAGATTGGCATCATCCATTTCAATCTGATCGAGTGATTTTTCAATAGCCATGATGTTTCCTAGTAATAACGGGCTTTTCTGGGAACAAATACGCCATCTTCTTCATCGCTGGGTATTTGAATGAATCCGCCCTGTCGAAATCGTAATAAAGCCTGACTTGTGGAATCCACAAGGTCGTCGTGATCGCCGTTTGGAAAGGAAGCCAATTCTTCAATAACCTCTTCCGCCCATCGTTTATCTGGACACCACACCAATCCCGAAGCGAACAGGTCTGATATAGCGTTTACACGGGCTATCTTATCCGATCCTTTGCTCGGTGTATATTCCGACATCGGAATTCCCATCTT